TTCTGCATAAGTAGTCAAATCAACTGAATTAATTTTCCACAAAGTGTATCCTGTTAATTCAGAAGTAAGATTATTATCAGTACTAGCAGCACCATGAGGTATTTTAACTATTTGACCAGGAATAAAAAATTTAGGCTGTGTGCCTTTTACTCCTTCGAAATAATTAACTGTCTGACCGTAAATATTTGTCATATTACCATCAGCATTATAATCTGTAAACATACTAAAAGTATATACATCACCAGATGATGGGCTTAAATCGTTACCTGTTCCACCTACTGTAGTAGCTGGTGAAGAACCTGCACTCGCATCAAAATCTGCTACATATGCATATCTTTTAGTATATGATGAACGTTTTTCAGTAAATTTGAAAGTTGGATCATCGGTTGGTTTTTTAGAGACCATGCTCACAAAACGAAAGAATGGATCTTGTGCTAACGCAAGTTCTGATACTCTATCTCCGAAGTTATACTTTCTTCGTAAAGCACCAGTATTATGCGTACTAGCAGCTGCTCCAGCTAACGAATTGAGACCCTGGCCACTATATAGGCTATTTCCGCCTATGGATGTTGAATCCGCCATTGTCTATCTCCTTAACTATTTAATTAAGCTCGGATAGACCTTTAAAACTATTTTAAATGTTTATCTATCCAAACAAGTTATCAACGCCACCATCAAGACCTAATAAACCTTCAAATATATCATCATCTGGATTATTTTTATCGCCTTGAGAGTTAGCTCCACTGGCACTTGTTGGCATATCACGAACATTTTTCATTTGGTTGAGCATATCATTTCTAGCTGCATTTGCAGTATTTGTCGCTGCTTTATCTCTATTAATAAGATAATTAACATCCTCTAAAGTAAGAACATGAGATTTAGCTTTATCTACAAATTCCTCATATTCTTCATCTGACATATTATGCTTTTCTCTAAAAGCCTGCTCTTCTTTACTTTTGGCAAGTTTAGCTTGAATTTGGGCTGCATTTTTTTTCTCTGTAGCTACCATACTTCCAACTCGTTTTTGCACCAAAGTATCGACATGAGCATTCATTAACTTAGCACTATCAGAATGTGGATCGGATACAGCTTCATTAGCATCAAATATAAAATCATCGTCAATATTTAACTGTTCTTTTATAGTTTTTGCTGGTGCTCCACCATTTACTAAATATTCTCTGACATGTTGAACAAGACCACTATCATTTTTCATAGCTTCTAAAACAGGGACGAATGGAGTTAAATCATTCATTTGTTCTTTCAGCTTAACAGCTTCGCGACTACTGTCTTTGTATCGCTTTTCCCAGTCCTGGCTGTTATTTGACTGTTCCACTGTATTGGAGCCACTTTCTAGACTTTCTTGGGTTGCCTCAGGCTCGTAAGCCGTATCGGGGCCAAAATCTTCGTGGGTTGCCTCATTTGGATCTACTATTCCTCCGTTTACTTGACCTTCTAAAGCATCAAAAAATCCTTCAGAGCCTGTATTTGCTTGTTCGACTGATTCAAAAGAATCTTCCGTCATACCAATCTCAGGGTTACCTTGGGTAGTTTCTTCTTTAGACATAACATCTCCTTATTTGATTGTTATTCTTCAACGTAGTTTACTCAGAAGTTTCCTTCTTTTGCAAATCATTTTTTATTTTCTCAGCTTGAATAGCTAGTTTTTGAGATTGAGTACTAGCATCATTAGACATTACATTACGCAATAACTTTTGTTCACCTTCTGTTTGAACAAATTGTTTATTCATATTTGATTTAACTTCTTCTTTCTTTTTGTTAATCTCAACATCTGCTTGCATAACTTTTTGTTTTATTCCAGCTTGTACTAATTGTCTTTCCAAAGTTTCAATAGTACCTTCTTTATCTTTAACAGCTTCTTCTAAACTAGATAACTGTGATTGTAGCTGAGAGTATAAGCTTTTTCTTTTAATAATATTTTCTTTATTTTTAATATCAGTTTCTGCAAGTAAAGCTATATCATCTATAACTCCCATTTGCATTAATTGTTTTAATTCTTCCAAATATGCCCATCTATTTACAGGAAGAGTTGAACCAGATATTATTCTTATATCATATTTAATTGATGATATATCCATTGATTTTCCTATAGCTTGACCCATATCATTATATATAGGAATATTAATTTCCACTTCTCTTTGCTCTTGAATAGCAGATGGTTGTATTATTCTAAATCTTTTATTAGCAGTATATACAGATTGAGCAAATTGCAATACTACCGTACCTAGTTGCTTTAATGCTGGTTCAATAGAAGTATTCATCCATTGTTTGATTCGTCTAGTCCCATATTCATCTAATGCCAACATACCTCTATATGTTTCACTGGCACCACCAGAATCACCCATCATAGAACTATAAATACCTGCAAGATATTCCATATCTGATTTACCCTGTTGAACTATTTGAAAAAATGCACTAGATAATGGAGCGGGCATTACAGGAGTAGGTCTTTCTACCCCAGGCCTAATTGGCAATAATGCTCCTGGACTAGAAGAATATTTTTCCCAAGTTTCTGCATCAATACTACCTTCTTCATACATCCATCGTAAAGATGAACCTAATGATGCATTATGTACCATTATTTGATGAGCTTTATTAATTTCTTGTTGTTTTCCAATTAAAGGAGCAACTGCACTTATAGGATAAGGAGTTCCTGTCCATTTATAATGAAACGGTATTAATGGATAGTCTTTAACTGTTTTAGGCAATATTTTTTCATACAATATCTTATCGCCTGCTGCGCATATTTGTTTTATTCTAATATCATAAAATTGAACTTTATCTACAATATTATCTGCTATTAATTTATTTTCCAACAAGACTTTAAATTCTTGCTCAGAAACAATAACATTTTCAATCTTAGATGCTTCGCTTTGCAATCTACTTATAGTTTCTTGTTCGTAAGCTTGCAATTGCTGTTGCATCATTTTTTGTTCTTTTTGCAATTCTAATTGCATTCTCTCAGGAATCATTTTTCCTTCTTGAACAGCCTGTTGAAGTTGTTGTTGAGTTTCCATAAATTTAACTTGCATTTCAGCTTGCATTTCTTGCATAGCAACTTGAGCTTGTTGTTTTATTTGCTCCATTACTTCAGGACTAGGAGGTATTCTATAAAATACATTCATATAAGATACTTTAATCTTTTCATATATTTCAAAATATTCTACTAATTCATCTTGACTACCATCAGGTTCAATAGCCATATTAGCTTGTTCTGTAGTATCATTAAATGCAAATAATTTTTGATCTTCATCTCCTACAGCTCTTGCAGACCAAGTTCGCTGAGCTTGTTCATCACTACTAGCTTGACTAATTTTTCTTTTTTGGTCAGGAAATGTTTTTATTAAATGGTTTTTAGGTAATACTTTTCTTATCAATATAAAAGCAGCATCTTTAAAAAGCATATCTCTACATTTAGGATCTACATAAATATCAAAAGGTTCAGGTTGAGTAACAATTACTTCTCCCATACCATTATCCATATCTCTATCTACAGATACTAATAAATATCCTAATCCTTTCGTAACTGCGTCATTTATTGCATTTCCATACAATGTGTTGCCATCTGATAATGCCCAAATATAATCACATAAATCTGAAAGAACTGCAGCTACATCTACATCGCTACCTTCAGTACCAACAGCTTGCCATCTAGGATTATTTGCTGTTGCATAAAAATTTAACATTTCAACTACAGGAAGTATTCTATTAATAATAAATGTAGGCATTCCTTGTTCTTCAAGAGAATTTTTTTCATCTTGACTTAGTTGCTCATCATGTGCAAATTCATAGCCTTTTTGATTAATATGTTCCCATTGTTTTCTTGTCCAAGTATTAGACAAGTTATACAATTGTCTTATTTGATCTGCTTTCTTTTTTCTAGCCATTATTCTCCTGTAAAGGTTGAACTGCTTGCTAATGTCTGAGCTTCAGACTTTGTTAATACACTAAAGTTTGGATATGCAACGCCTGAACCTAGTGCTACTAATTCTGATAATACACCATCTTTCATAGACCACTCACCTTTAATAATGCAATATGCTCTATCGTGTGAATATCGTGGAGCACCTACTTTACCTGCAAAGATTATCTCATGCCATGTAGGAGCTGATTTATACGTTACCGTACCATCATCTGCTACTGATTCTACTATTGGATATAGTGCTTTAATTTTAGTCCCAACAGCACTATCATATGCACTGCTAGGTAAACAAAAATACATTTCATAATGTGCCATTATTATTTCTCCTAAGATGCAGGATTTCTGTGACTCCTTTTACCTGCGTTATAAATTCTTTTTACTTCTGTTGCTCCTAATACATCGCTATATACTAAAAAGTCATCTATCTGACCATTGGTAGTTCTATCAGTAGTAGTATTATCATTATCAGCAGTTCCAATATTATTCATTGTAATAGGATATGAATGGGAAGAATCAACCATGGTCAATGCATCTCCATTTCTATACATAGCAACAGTACCTGCATTAAATGTTATAACAAAATGATTCCATTTATTTACTAATAACGCATTTGCTATATTTTCAGACCATGCATATTCATTATTTGTATCTCCCTCTAAATACAATGCTGCATAAGTTCCTGTAAGTGTTCCAATATATATAGCCTTATAATTAACATTATCTCCACCACATATAAACATTCTTGTTGCCTCTATAGATGGTTTAACCCAAAAACACCATGATTTAGTTCCTGATGCTGTTACTGAAAGAATATCTGAATCGTTTAGATATGCATATGCATCAACTCCAGCATTATCAGCAGATTGAAAATTTAAACTATTAGTAGTCCTTTGCCTATTCATTAAGAACCCTTGAGTATCTCTAGAAGCATCTACTCCTGCTGGAATTAATAAGGTTTCTCGACCATTTACTAAAGTTACATCTCTATCATTAGTTGTTAAATCTTGCCAAGTTTCATTTAATCCATCATTTCTCCAATATCCTTTTAAATAATCTTTTTGTGTATGAGTAAGAGCATCTAAAGCTTTTCCATCATTATATAATTCATTTACATCTGATTGTGAAAAAGCAACTCCTTTCCATACACAAAATTCAGTAGCACTACCATTCATTATTCCACCACCATAAGTAGCAGTCCAACTTCCTAATTTTAAAGTACCAGTAGAATGTTCAATTGGCTCATCTACTCCAGAAATATCTTTTGTATCAAGTAATTCTCCATTAATATATACAGAAGTTCTATCTGTACTTCTATTGATTACTCCTATAAAATGCCACCATTCTCCAAGATAGTTATCAACATCAAATTTTGCTCCATCTAAATTTAAACTAAATGTACCGCTTCCATCTACATTTCCATCATTTCCACCTTCATTTTGTTCAATAGTAAATTGAATTGACCCATCCGTTTCTACTCTACAATGCCATCCTGAAGCACCACCGCCACCTTTTGCAAAAAAGTAATTATCATCATGAGTATCTACTTGCATTACCCAAGCACTTACTGTAAAATCTCCTGCTTCTGGGTTAAAATCATTATGATGAGAAGCACTTGCATGAGGCTGACTTCCTCCTAAATGGTCTTGAAACCAAGCTAATTGATTATAAGATTGTAATGCTGTTTGAGGTATATCTAGTTGTTGGTCTGCATCTGTCCAGCCTGATGCTACACCCATTTCTTTAACATTAATCCACTCTATAGCAAATGCTCCTGAATCTGATGCTGCTTCAATAGTTAAGCCAGTAGTATTT